TTCATTAAGATCATTTTGTACTAACAATAATGCAGCTTATGTAGCAGCAGAACACACATACGGAGACTACAGCTACAATGGTCATGCTAAAAAAGATGAAGCATATAGAAATGATATGACTAATTTTGGTATACTAATGGAAATTAGAGGCATAGATAAACCATTTGATTGGTCAAGAGAAGCAGTTAAAAAATTACAAAAAGATGGAGTAGGTACATATTTTTCTCCATCTAACAGAGTACCATCTAAAACCTCAGAAGGTGACTATGTTAAAACTAAAGTAGTAGATAGTATGGATACATTATATGAAGCATTAGGTGACTATGCTTTATATATTGAAGATTTTATTAATGATATGAAAGAAGTATTTCCAACATTAGGTAATGATTGGGGAATATACATGCCAGAAGTAAAATATTTAAGCCCAGAACCATTAGTAAACTATGATGATTTAAGTTTAGAAGATTATCCAAATATATATTTTGTAGGTGATGCTTTAAGTGCAAGAGGTATTACAGTATCAGGAGCACAAGGTACATATGTTGCTGAAAGTATATTAAAATCTGAATTAAAAAACAAAAATCAACAATTAGAAAACAGTTTATATTTATAATAAAACAAGATGGCAAAAGTAGTATTATTAAGTTGTACCAAAGCAAAGTTAGATAAACCAGCAGAAGCTCAGGATTTATACTCACCCTCTCCTATGTTTCAAAAAACAAAGGCATATGGAGAATCTCTTAAACCTGACAAAACTTACATTTTATCAGCTAAACACCATCTAGTACCATTAGATAAACAATTAGAGCCATATGATATGACTCTTAAAGATTTTAAAAAAGACCAAAAAGAACAATGGGCTGAAACTGTTATATCTCAAATGAATGATAAAGGAATCAAACCAGAATCTGATACTTTTGTATTTTTAGCCGGAAGTGAATATATAAAACCTTTAAAAGAACATATACCTGAGGAAAATATTGTTAATCCAATGAATGGTAAACGTATGGGTGAAAGATTAAGTTGGTTAAATTCTCAAATAAAACAACTTAAAGAAGCCTTTATTAAATTAAAAAAACGTATTTATGAAATTCTCAAATAATATACCACTAAGAATAACTCAATATCTTAATGATATTGAAGACTATGGAGATGATAATATCTATACATCTGAATATACAAAATTATGTGAAAGTACATTATCAGGAATCAAACCATTAATATTAGAATCACTTAATCCTATGTTAGTTTTAGAAAATTATAAAAATAAGCTTAACAAAGAACAAAAGGAAGTAATAGATGATTTTATTCTATATATAGAAAATATCTAACAATCAGTTTGGCTTTATAAAATTTTTTACTTATATTCATATAAAATAAAAGTTATATGAAAAAAGAAAAGATTTATGAATATAAAAAAATAAAAGTGAATAACGCTATTCATCATTTATTTAGAGAAACAGGCAATACTAATTGGTTACATCATAATCCTGATGGCCCAGCTATCGAACCTATAAACTCAAGTGACAGATCAGTTAAAAAAGAGTATTATCTTTTTGGAATGAGTAAAACACATGAAGAGTTTAAAGAATATCAACAAAGTAAAGAAGGTTTACCTTGGTATAAAAACCCATCAATGAAAGCAACATCTAGATTTTAAATTATGAAGATAGGTTTTTGCGGTACAATGAGTGTAGGTAAGACCACACTTGTAAAAGAATTAAAAAAATTAAAGGAATTCAAAGATTATGAATGTAGAACAGAACGTTCTAAACATTTAATGAATTTAGGCATCCCATTAAATACAGATTCAACATTAAAAGGACAAACAATATTTCTATCAGAAAGATCAGCTGAATTAATGCAAGAAAATATTATAACAGATAGAACAGTTTTAGATGTTATGGCATTTGCTCAATGTTCAAAATCAATGAATTATATTGAAAAAGATAATTTTACACAATTAGCAGCTGATTTATTACATGAATATGATTATGTATTTTATGTTTCACCTGAAGGAGTTGAAATAGAAAATAATGGTGTTAGAGAAACAAATGCTGAGTATAGAGATTTAATTGATTTTACTATTAAGATGTTTTTAAATAGATATAACCATAAAATTAAATACATACATACAATTGAGGGGAGTATTGAGGAACGTATTGCATCAGTGCGAGAGGCATTAAATCCCTAATATTTATATAAAAATATTATAATGAAAAAATCTGAACTAAAACAATTAATCAAAGAAGAGATTAAATCAATTCTATCAGAAGAGTCAACTACTTTAGATAAAGTTAATGCTGAAATAGCAAAACATTTAGACATGTATAAAAATGCTGAAGGAAATGAAGCTAAAAAATTAGCAATTAATATGTTAAAAAAATTAAATGCTGAGAAAAAAAGACTTGAAGCTGAGAGGGACAATGCAGCTGAAAAAGAAATGGAAGCAGCTCTTAATATAGGTGTTAATCAAGAATTAGATTATGATTCTGAAGATTAAGTTATAATAAATGGGAAATTTATTTAAAGATATAAAAATTATTTTTATATTAGTTTTAGCAGTTGCTTTAATTTTAAGCTTTCTCTTTAGACCCTCTACACCAATAGAAACATATGAGACTGAAATTAATGTTCTAAGGCAAGAAAATCAAAAACTTTTATTATCAAATGATAGTATAAATAAAATTAACCAAAAGTTACAAGAAGAAATTACAGTTATGCTCTATGCTATAGATAGTACAGAGGTTATATTAAAACAAACCGAAGAAAAACTTTCGGTATTAGAAAATAAAAGAAATGAAATATCTACTATCGTTACTAATATGGATAGCGATGATATTACCAACACATTCTCAGACTATCTTAAGAGGAGAAATAAAGGAAACCGTTAATTCAAACGGGGATACTTTGGTAATAATGCATCTTGAAGACGCTAGAGTCATTTTAAATGATTTACTAGAGTATGAAATCGTTGATAGTTTACTTACAACTTACAAAGAAAAAGATTCATTAAATGGAGAAACAATATCAATCCAAAAAGATATTATATTTAAACTAGTTGAAAAAAATGATAACCAACAATATCAAATAGATAATTTTAAAGAAGTTTTAGACAATAAAAATAAAGAATTAGGTTTTAAAGAAGACACAATTAAAGAACAAAAAAAAGAAATTCGAAAACAAAAACTTCTTAAGTTGGCTGGGTTCACAAGTACTATTATATTACCCATACTTACACTAATTGCAATGTTATAAATGAGTGATATTAAAACAGTTATAAGGCAAGAATATTTAAAATGTGCTAGTGATCCTATACATTTTATGAAAAAATACTGTAATATTCAACATCCTCAAAGGGGTAGAATTTTATTTCAATTATTTCCTTTTCAAGAAAAAGTATTAAATTTATTTCAAGAAAACCCATACTCAATGGTTTTAAAAGCTAGACAGTTAGGTATATCTACTTTAGTAGCAGGTTTTAGTTTATGGTTGATGATATTCCATAAAGACAAAAATATACTTTGTATAGCTACAAAACAAGAAACAGCTAAAAACATGGTTACAAAGGTTAAATTTATGTATGAAAATTTACCTTCATGGCTTAAAATAGAAGCAGCTGAAAATAATAAATTAAATCTAAGATTATCAAATGGTTCTCAAATCAAAGCAACCTCAGCAGCTTCAGATGCAGGTAGATCAGAAGCAGTTAGTTTACTAATAATAGATGAAGCAGCATTTATTGAAAATATTGGAGAAATTTGGGCTTCAGCTCAACAAACATTAGCAACTGGAGGGGGTTGTATAGCATTGAGTACTCCTTATGGTACTGGAAATTGGTTTCATCAAACATGGGTAAGAGCAGAAAACAAAGAAAATGACTTTTTGCCTATCAGATTACCATGGATGGTACATCCAGAAAGAGATCAAGCGTGGAGAGATAGACAAGATGAATTACTAGGTGATCCTAGATTAGCAGCACAAGAATGTGATTGTGATTTTAGTACTTCTGGTGATATTGTATTCTATCCTGAATATATAGAATTTTATGAAAAAACTTATATTAAAGATCCTTTGGAGAGGCGAGGGGTAGATCGTAATTTATGGGTTTGGGAACCATGTGACTATTCAAGGACTTATATGGTTGTAGCTGATGTAGCTAGAGGAGATGGAAAGGATTTTTCAGCATTTCATATTATAGATGTTGAGAATAATGTGCAAGTAGCAGAATATAGAGGACAATTAGGAACAAAAGAATATGGACATTTATTAGTGGGAATAGCAACAGAATATAATAATGCTTTATTAGTAGTAGAAAATGCTAGTATAGGATGGTCAACTATTCAAACTATAATTGATAGAGGTTATACTAATTTTTATTACTCACCTAAAAGTGGAGAAGTAAGAGCAGACTCATATTTTGAAGAATATATGGATACTTCAAGAATGACTCCTGGATTCACAATGTCATCCAGAACAAGACCTATGGTTGTTAGCAAATTTAGAGAATCTATATCTGATAAAGGAGTTACAATTCAATCAAAAAGATTGATAGATGAAATGAAAACCTTTATTTGGAGAAATGGTAGACCTGAAGCTCAACAAGGATATAATGATGATTTGATAATGAGTTTTGCAATAGGTCAATATATGAGAGACACAGCTTTTAAATATAAACAACAAAATTTAGATTTAACAAAAAATATGCTAAGTAATATTTCATCAAATAAACCATCGCATACTGGAGCTTATACTCCATTAACAGATAAAAACCCATTTAAAATAGATAACCCATACTCTGGTGGAGAAGAGGACATTAAATGGCTTCTATAATATTTATATAATATATACATTATGGCTGATACAAGATTATTTTCAAGATTAAAAAGATTATTTTCAACGGATGTAATAATTCGTAATCAAGGTGGTGACCAATTAAAAGTTGTAGACATTAATAAAATCCAATCTTCTGGAGAATATGAAAACAACTCATTAGTAGATAGATTTAATAGATTATATTCTACATCCCCTACTTCATTATATGGTTATCAAAGTAACTTCAATTACCAAACATTAAGACCACAATTATACTCAGAATATGATTCTATGGATACAGATGCTATTATAGCTTCTGCTTTAGATATTATAGCAGATGAGTCAACTCTTAAAAATGATATGGGCGAAGTACTTCAAATCAGATCAGCTGATGAAAATATTCAAAAAATATTATACAATTTATTTTATGATGTATTAAACATAGAATTTAATTTATGGCCTTGGATTAGGAATATGTGTAAGTATGGTGATTTCTTTCTTAAGTTAGAAATAGCAGAAAAATTTGGTGTTTACAATGTTATACCTTATAATGCATTTCATATTGAGAGATTAGAAGGTGGCGACCCAGATAACCCAGCTGATATTCAATATAAATTTGATCCTGAAGGATTATCAACAGGTGGATATGGATTTTATAATGTACCTAGCACTAATGAAATAAGTGGTAATGCTATTATATTTGATAATTATGAAATGGCCCACTTTAGATTACTTACTGATACTAATTTCCTCCCATATGGTAGAGCATACATAGAACCAGCACATAAGTTGTTTAAACAGTATGTTCTAATGGAAGACGCAATGTTGATACATAGAATAGTTAGAGCACCTGAGAAACGTGTTTTTTATATGAATGTAGGTAACATTCCACCTGCAGAAGTAGAAAATTTTATGCAAAAGACTATTTCTAAAATGAAACGTACACCTTATATTGATCAACAAACAGGAGAGTACAATCTTAAATACAACATGCAGAACATGTTAGAAGATTTTTACATACCAGTTAGAGGTAATGATACAGCAACTAAAATAGATACTACACCAGGATTACAATATGATGGTATTGCTGATGTAGAGTATTTAAGAGATAAACTATTTGCTGCTTTAAAAGTTCCTAAAGCATTTATGGGTTATGATGAAAACACAGAAGGTAAAGCTACTTTAGCAGCTCAAGATATTAGATTTGCAAGAACGATAGAAAGAATTCAAAGAATTGTAGTTTCTGAATTACAAAAGATAGCATTAGTTCATTTATATACTCAGGGTTATAAAGATGAAAATTTAACAAATTTTGAATTATCAATGACAACTCCATCAATCATATATGATCAAGAAAGAGTAGCATTGATGACAGAAAAAATGACTCTAGCTCAAGCTATGTTAGATAGTAAGTTAGTCCCATCAGATTGGATATATGAAAATATATTCCATTTTAGTGAGGATCAATATGATGAATATAGAGATTTAATTAAACAAGATACTAAACGTAATTTCAGATTAGCACAAATAGAGGCAGAAGGTAATGATCCTTTAGAAACAGGTAAATCTTATGGTACACCACATGATTTAGCTTCGTTATATGGAATGGGTAGAACACAATCAGATCCATCTAACGTTCCTGCTGGATATAATGAGAAAAAACCATTAGGAAGAAAAAAGAAAAAATTATCAAAATCACATACTCAAGATAGTGCTTTTGGGAAAGATCCAATAGGTAGAGAAGGAACTAAAAAAGATTATAATGATAATGGAAGATTAAAACCATCATTTAAAGGTGGTTCTCCATTAGCTTTAGAAACTTTGAATATGTTAGAAAAAGCTCCTACCCCACAACGTACTAAAAAACATTTGGTATTTGAACAGGATAAAAAGAAAAATAATCTGCTTGATGAAAAACAGTTGAAAGAGTAAGAAATTTTTATATATTTATAATAAACTAAACATAAAGGAATGAGCGTTAAGCATTCAAAGTATAAGAACACTGGAATTCTTTTTGAATTATTAGTAAGACAAATAACTACTGATACCTTAAATGGTGAAGATTCTAGGGCGAGTAATATTCTAAAAGAATATTTTGTTAAAACTGAGTTAGGAAGAGAGTATAAATTATATGAGACTTTATTTAAAAAGACAAATATAACAGAAACTCAAGCTGATGTTACTTTAAGTACATTATTAGAATCTTCAAAACACCTAAATAGAAAAGCTTTAAAAAGGCAAAAATACAATCTAATTAGTGAAATTAAAAAACATTATGATGTTACTAAATTTTTCTCTCACAAATTGCCTCATTATAAAATTCAAGCAGCCTTTTATACTTTAATAGAAAGTTTTTCTCAAGAGACTCCTAAAAACGCTCAACAAGTTATAGATAATAAAATTACAATTTTAGAACATTTATCAGCTGCTAAAATTGAAAAAGAAAAAGTTAAAGAAAATGTACTTGAAGAATTTAAATCATATGATAAAGATTTAAGAATTTTAACAACTAAAGTTTTATTAGACAAATTTAATGACAAATACGAGGATTTACTTGAAAGTCAAAAAGAAATTTTAAGAGAACTAATTACATCAATTGATAATACTCCTAAATTAAGAGAATTTCATAATCTAAAAGTTAATGAAATTAAAGAAGAATTAGAAGGATTAAATAATGAAGTTTCTGATAAAATAACTAAAATAAAAGTTAATGAAGTTATTAAGATGTTACCTACATTAAGTAAAACATCAAAGGTTAAAGATGATGATCTAACTAACCTATTACAATATTATGATCTAATTGAGGAGTTAAAAAATGTACAGGTTCAAGCTTAAAGAAATAGAAGTTGGTGATACTGAAGTTAGAAGTGGTAAACAATCTACAGTAACAGATATTGATGATACTACAGGTACTATCACCTGGGATGTAGAAAGTGTAGCTGACTTTTCTTCAACATACAATGAATTAGAACAAGCAAAGAATTTCCTAAGAGATTTAGAACAAACAGGTAAAGCTAAAGACGATATAGCTTTAGATAAATTGGATGATGAATTAAGTAATATTTTTAACAAATTCAGAACTCACATTAGAAAAAATTACCCTGAAGAATATGAAAGGGTTTTAAGATTAAAAGAAGAAGAAATTGATGAAGGTGAAGGTATAGGATATTCAACTCCTTTTGCTTTTAATAAAAATAAGAAATCCACAGGAGCTGCTGATATTTATTATTATAAATTAGGATTCAAACCTGTTCCAAAAATCAAACCTAAAAGTTATGATATAAAACAGTTATTTGAATTTAATGATATGCAAAAAGGAAGAATTAGTGGTTTTGATGAAGTAGAAGAAAAAGTAAATTCCATTTCAGCACTTTTATCAAATGCTAAGAATGAAACAATAAAATACTATAATGAAAATCCAGGATCATATGCTGTAGTATATTCAACAGATATGATAAGTGAATTATTAGATGATATAACAAAAATGTTAAAACAAAGCGAATAATGAAAACATTAACAGAACAATATAGATTAATTAAAGAAGATAAAGGTCATAAAGGTGTTTTCCTTAAAGAGGCTAAAAGACAGTTTCCACACCTTATCAAAAATAACGCTACATTCACAGAAGCGTCAAAAATATTAAAATCCAAAAATATTATTTCAGAAAATTTTATTGGTACCCCTATGGTTGGGAATCCAATTGAAAGAAAAAAAGAAGGATTTGAAAATGCTTTTGAAAAATTTCTAGCTGAAGCTGAGGTAAAAGCTGAAGAGAAAAAAACATCAAAAGAAGTAGAAGAAATTCAAGACCATAGCTATGACTATGAAGATAAAAAAATACCTAATAATATGATCTTTGGTCAAGTTCAAATGGGTTATTATTGTGAATTGAAAGATTCTAAAAATGAAGGAAAAGATGATCACGAGTTGTTAGAAATTGTTTATAAAAACTTAGCCAAAGATCCTATTTTTTATACTAAAAATGGACAATTTGGAGAAAAAGATTTAGGTTACACTGATGAAGCTCCTAGTTTAGGTGAAACAGAAGAACCAAAAGGTGAATACAAATCATCAGGATATGGTAAACTTAAGGAACATAATATAACAATGGCTGGAGGTATTGTAACAGGTACAGGATTTACATCTCAAAATTACATGGATTTTTTTGGTTTGAATGAAGATGAACCAATGAGTGATAAATTAAAAAGAGGAGCTGAAGAATTAGCAAAAATAGGTCTTGAAGAAGATGATATTAGTGAAAACATTAGACCTGAAGTATTTCAAAGATTAGATGGTTTAATGCCCCAAAGTGCACTCCAAACTCTTATAGATGAAATAATGGTAGCTTATAATAGTATAGAAGATGCTAAAGATGCAGTTCAAACAATATTTGCAGATGAAGAAATACGTGAGTTTGATGCTAGTGATATTGTAGAATATTTTGTTATTCAATCTCAAAACGCATTAGGTAGAGATTCTGATTTAAACCTAATTAAAAAATTAATTGGTCATTCAACATCATAATAATATGAAACAAGTACTTATAGAAACTCAATTATTTAAACCATCTAAAGGTTTACTATCAGAAGGTAAAATGTCTGAAAGAGGTAATCCTTTAGTGCATGGTATACTAGCAACTTGTGAAGTTGAAAATGGTAATGGTAGATATTACTCTGAAGAATTATGGAAAAGGGAAATAGATAAGTATATGGAATTAGTTAACCAAAATAGAGCATGTGGTGAGTTAGATCATCCTGAATCTCAAGTAGTTAACTTAAAAAATGTTTCACATAATATTAAAGACATAAATTGGGATGGTAAAAATATAATGGGTACCGTAGAAATATTACCTACACCATCAGGAAACATTTTAAAAGCACTAATAGATAGTGGTATCACAGTGGGTGTATCATCTAGAGGAATGGGTTCACTAGAACAAAAAGGTGATTTAATGGAAGTGCAAGATGATTTTGAATTACTATGTTGGGATTTTGTTTCAACACCATCTAATCCAGGTTCATATATGACATTAAAAGAAGGTAAAGAAAATATTATAAATCCTTACACAAAAGCAAATAGCATAGTAACAGAAATACTATGTGCAAACGGAAACTGTCCTATATTCTAGCGACTTTTAAGAATCTTCATATATTTATATTTGAATATGCTATCCCTCCGGACATATAGCATGAACAAAAAATAAAATCTATTACGTTTCATAATAAACGTACTTTCCCAACAATAAAATAAATTTAGGAATAATGGCAAAAAGAGACATTCTCAAAGAAGCTATTGCTGATGCTAAAGCCGTTAAAGAAACAGCTATCGCAAATGCAAAAGCAGCTCTAGAAGAAGCTTTTACACCTCAACTAAAATCTATGCTAGCTGCAAAGTTAGAAGAAATGGAATTAGAAGAAGAAATGTCTTCATCACCTCGAGAAGAAGATGGTACTAGACCACCAAGAGAGGAAGATGGAACAGAATCCAAAAAGAAAATGGAAGAATCTGATGAAATTGAAGAAGAAATGGATAAAAAGAAAGAGGTAGAAGAAGAACTTGATCTAGACGAAATATTAAAAGAAATCGAAGGTGAATTAAATGAGGAAGAATCAGTTAATGAAGAAGAAATAGTTACTGAAGATGAATCTGAAGCTGAACGTGCCGATGTAGACAAATTTGAATTTGAAAAAGGCAAAGAAGAAGGCGAAGAAGATGAAAAAGAAGAACTAGATCTTGAAGATATGACTGATGAAGACCTTAAAGGGTTTATCGAAGATGTTATAGCCGATATGGTTGCTGCAGGTGAATTAGAAGCTGGCGAAGACTCAGATGTTGAAGTTGAAACTGAAGAAACAGAAGAAACTGAAGAAACTGAAGAAATTGAACTAGACGAAGAAATCACTGAAGAAAAAGAAGAAGAAGAAGTTACAGAAGAAGAAGTTACTGAAGAAGCAATGGATAACAATTCAATCGCTGAAGTTTACAAAGAAAAGTACTCTAAAGAATTAGAAGAAGCAAATGCTAAAATCGAAGCTTTAGAAGAAAGTATTAAAGTAAAAGATATAGCGTTAAATGAAGTTAACCTGTTAAATGCTAAATTGTTATACACTAATAAAATCTTTAAAGCTAAAAGCTTAACTGAAAGTGAAAAAGTGAAAGTATTAGGAGCATTTGATAAAGCTACTACAGTAAAAGAAACTAAATTAGTATTTGAAACTTTAAATGAAGGTTTAAAAAGAAAGAAAAATACTATTAAAGAATCTTTAGGTTCTGCTTCAAAAGTAACAGGCAACTTTAAAAACACTAAAAACCCAATTGTTGAAACTGACCCAATGGTGGCTAGATTCAAGAAATTGGCAGGTTTAAAATAAATTATAAATTAAAAACTAAATAAAATGAGTCAATTAAATTCTCTATTAGAAAGCTCTGCGCAAGGTTGGAAAAACATGCAGAGTGACGCAGCTAGACTAGCGTCAAAATGGGAAAAAACAGGACTTTTAGAAGGAATGGACAGTGAAATTCACAAGAATAACATGTCATTAATTCTAGAAAACCAGGCTAAGCAATTAGTTGTTGAGCAATCTCAAACTGATCAGGGTGGTTTCGCTGCTGCTGGTGGTGCAGGTGCTCAATGGGCAGGTGTTGCTTTACCAATGGTAAGAAAAGTATTTGGTCAGATTGCAGCAAAAGAATTTGTTAGCGTTCAACCAATGAACTTACCTTCAGGTCTTGTATTTTTCTTAGATTTCCAATATGGTCAAGCCAAAGAAACTGATTTCGGTGGACCAGGTGCTGTATATTCAAGCCCAGCTTCTATGTATGGTAATACTAACCCAGGTGCTGATCAAAACCCAACTGATGGTTTATATGGTGCTGGTAGATTTGGATATTCAATTAACCAATTCTCAGCTTCATCTACAGCTACATGTGGTGTAACTTCATGGGAATCTGTACATTATGCAGCTGAATTATCAGCTTCTATTTCTGCTGAAAATGTTTATGCTACTGTATCTTTCCCAGCTGGTGATTTACCAAGAGCTGACAAGAAGGGTGTTAGAGCCTTTACAATTTCAGGTTCTGAAGCTGACGTACTTCCACAATATACTGAATATGATGCAGGTGCAGATTTAATCTACATGGTAGTAAATTCTGGTTCTGTAGCTGATGGTACTATTGAAGTATTATACAACCAACAACCAACTCCAGATCACAGAGGTGATTTCGAAGATGCTGAAGGTGCAGGTTATCCAAATGAACAATCTGCTACTACATTAGCAATTCCATCTATCGATGTGAAAATGAAATCTGAGCCAATTGTTGCTAAGACTAGAAAGTTAAAAGCACAATGGACACCAGAATTCGCTCAAGATTTAAATGCTTACCAAGCACTAGATGCTGAAGCAGAATTAACTTCTATCATGAGTGAGTACATTTCAATGGAAATTGATTTAGAAATTTTAGATATGTTGATCCAAGATGCATCAGCTGCTGATGAGTACTGGAATGCTAAAAACAATTCAGGACTTAACGCTGATAAATCAGCTTGGTCAGAAGATTTAAATTTCTTCAATTCTCAAGGACAATGGTTCCAAACATTAGGAACTAAAATGCAAAAAGTATCAAACAAAATTCACCAGAAAACTCTTAGAGGTGGTGCTAATTTCTGTGTGATATCTCCATCTGTAGCTACTATCATTGAATCAATCCCAGGATTTGCTTCAAATAGTGATGGTGATGCTTCAAAAGGAAAATTTGCATTCGGTATCCAGAAAATGGGTCAAATGAACAGCAGATATGATGTTTATAAAAACCCATACATGACTGAAGGTACAATCCTTATGGGATATAGAGGTAATCAGTTCCTAGAAACAGGTGCTGTATTTGCTCCATATATTCCGTTGATTATGACTCCATTAGTATATGATCCAGACACTTTCACACCAAGAAAAGGTCTATTAACGAGATATGCTAAGAAGATGATCAGACCAGAATTCTATGGTAGAGTATTTGTTAGCGGGTTAAACTTCGTATAATAAAATAACAACATAATTTTCAAAAAATTAGACCTGGCTTTTTAGTCAGGTCTTTTTTTATTCTAATTATTTTTTTTCATATTTATAACTAAAAGTATATGGCGGCTGGAAAATATGATTTTACAATAGAACAAGGAGCTACTGTTGATTTTGCTATTCAGTATAAAGACTCAGGCTCCACTCCAATAGATTTAACAGGATATCAAGCTAGAATGCAATTTAGACCTACTTTTGCTTCTGATGTTGTTTATTTGACTTTATCTTCAAGTTTAGGACCTTGTGGTACTGGTTTGAATTTTAGCGGATCAGGGGGTTTAGACGCTGATTTACCACCTACATCAGGCTCTATTGGTATTTACTTAACAGCTGTTTCTTCATCTCAATTAACATTTGATGCTGCTTTATATGATTTAGAAATAGCAACAGGTAGTGGTGATTGTGCCACAGTAACAAGACTTTTAGAAGGAGTAGTAAAGTTATCTAAAAATATAACATTAGGAAGTTTTTAATAAATCTTTTCAATGAGTGATCTAAATGTAAATCCAAACAGTCCAAATAAAGTAACTGTTCAGAAAGCAGATAATATAATTACTGTTAATGATGACTCCAAACATACTAATGTTGATATAACGCAACAAACCACTGAAATTGTTGACATTATCACACAGGGCCCACAAGGTTCTCCAGGACCCCCAGGACCTCCAGGACCTCCAGGACCAGGCAGTACTCCAACAGGTTCATTATTAACAACAGCATCAGCAGATTTAAATACTTTAACATTTACAAAAGGAAATGGTGATGAATTTGAAGTAATTATAGATACAGGATCAGCTACAAGTGGTATATTTGAACAAACTGGTTCATTTTTTGCCACTACAAATGATTTACAAGTTACAGGTTCATTTATAGTGACAAATGGTATAACTGGATCACTATCAGGAGTAGCCTCTACAGCATCCTATGTTGAAAATGCCCAATCTGCATCTTATGTTGAGTTAGCCCAATCAGCTTCATATGCTAATAACTCTTTAAGTGCTTCATACGCTTTATCAGCTTCATATGCTATATCAGCATCATTTGAAATAATTAAAGAATTATCCTCTTCTTATGCTGATACTGCTTCTTATGTTGAAAATGCTCAAACAGCATCCTATGTTGAATTAGCTGAAAGTGCCTCATATGTTAAATTAGCTGAAAGTGCCTCATATGTTGAAAATGCCCAATCTGCATCTTATGTTGAATTAGCTGAAAGTGCCTCATATGTTGAAGATGCTATTTCAAGCTCATATGCTTTAACTGCTTCATACGCTGAAAATACTGATGGAGGTTCAGGTTTTCCTTTTACAGGAGAAGCTGAGATCACTGGTTCATTAATAGTATCAGGATCAACACCAATTCCAATTAGTGCTAGTGGTCAATCTATTAATATAGGAAAACCCGCTGATGGAGGATATACAGATGGTTTTTTTGATACATTTACAAGTGCTACTTCATTAGCAAATGCTATAGATGAAATTAGTGAAGCATTTTTAGATTTAGCCCCTCCTAAAGCAGGAACATTAACAGGAAAAAATTTATTATTAAGTGGTACCCCTCAATATAGTGGATTACTAGCTTATGGATTAACTTCAGATCATTGGTATCAAAATGGTTATACAGCAGGACAATCAGCTCCATTTATTAAAGCTGGAAATTTTGATTTAGAGACCCCAGATGAAACAACAATATTTAGAGGTGGTAAAAATAGTGATAGAGTAGCTGGAACATTAGAAGGAGGAGTTACAGCTAGTGTTAAATTTAGGAATACATCCCCAGTTTTAACAAACCGCCCTTTAACAAATGGTATTGGACCAACACTTCCAATTAATATAACATCAATAGCTCAATATGAAACTTTTTGGGTTAAAGTAAACGCTCAAATAGAACAAAATTTAAATTCAAATAATACTGGATCATACCAATATAAAATTCTAGCTGATAATGGAGCAGGAGAAACCAATGATAAAAACTTATTTTGGGTAGGTGATACAACTCACTATCCTAACCAAACTGTCATACCAGGTACAGTTACAGAAACATCTACTACATTTAACTATTTAAGTGGAATACAATATTTAAAAACAGCTACATTTACAATACCTGGAGTAGCAAATAATATGTTTAATCCTGTTTATCAAATAAGTAATGTTACTTGGGCTTCTAGTTATTTTAGTAACTCATCAGGAGGTACAACAGGTGGAGATACACCACAATTTAATGATACTTTAAACTTTACAAAAGATTTAAACCTAACAGCCAACATAAACTCAGGACAATCTTTACCAACAGCTACTTTAACAGTATCTAAACCAGGTAAAAGTAATGTTACATCACCTTCATTTAATATATCAACATATAAAATTAACTCATATGTTTCAGCACAGTCTACAAATACTGTAGAAAAATTCTTAGATGAGGATAAAAGAGATACAGGATTTACTCAAGTTGCTTGGACACCAAGTGCAACATTAACAAATACAAATTTACAAGTTCAAAATGGTAGATTAATAACAGGTAATACTGGTGACTATAGTGGTTTTACAGGAGCACAATATTTTTATAGAACATTTGCTGGATATAGTAATGGTCAAACAGGTGGTAATTTTGATTTTAATAATAGTCCTAATGTATTTAGTTCAATTAGTGCTTGGGGATCAGGAGGTGATTTAGAAATGATTATAGTTAGACCTGAAGATATTACAGCAGGAGTTCCTTCTAAAATATATGATTTTGGTAGAGCTCAAGCTAATAGTGTAGCAGCAAGTGGAGTAGCAGTACCAGGAGGTACAGCTGATGTTTTTGGTATTAAAGTAGGATCTGTAGGTCCATTAGCAGGAAGTTGGTCATTTGGTACTAATACTGTTGTAGGAGCCTCAGGACAATTAATACTATTAATTAAATACAGTGATGTAAATGAAACAAAACAATTAAACCAATTAAGTATAACAACTTAAGATATTTATAAAAATAAAACAAAACCTATATGGCCCTATCAGATAATACTAAAATAAATAAGTCGTTTAGAGCCCTCATAAACAAGGAATTTACAACAAATACCAAGAAATTTTTCGAGGAATTTGGAGCAAATACCATTAATATGAGTATGGGAGAGGTTTGGTCTAGTACTGTATCCTCAACCCCAGCAACAGCAGTTACAGATGGTGTAGCTGAGTTATATACTGAATTTACTTTATCACCTTTAGTTGGATTCACAACATCAGTATTCTATTTTGCTAGTGGGTCTGGTTTTACCCCAGGTACAACTATTAATAGAGGTACTATAGATGAAAATTTACTTCAAAGAAATTTTATAAGTGACAAATACGGAGGTGGATATACAGCAATTCTAAAAGTTGCTAATGGTGCTGTAGTACCTGCTACAGATAATATTGATTGGATATTTGATTATCAAACAGGAATATTATCAATTCAAGACCCAGGAGGAGGATATACAACTCCATATAAATTAACAGTATATCAATATGTTGGTAATTTTGGAGGTGGGTCAGGTAATCCTGATACTCCAAATGATTCAATACAATTTAATAGTGCTGGAAGTTTTGGGGGTAGCGCTAGATTAATATTTAAAGAACCATCAGGTTTAACTCAATTAAGTGGTAGTTTACAAATAACAGGTTCATCTACATCTGATTTTTTCTTAGTAAAAAGTGCTAGTTTAGAATCATTCAAAATTAATAATGATGGTGTTGTTGTATTAGGTGACTTTTCATCAACCCCAACAGTTCAAAATGGAGGAATAATGTATTCCTCATCAAATTTGTGGATAGGATCACAATAGAAAAAAAAAGTAACATATTTATAACAAAATATTAAAATTAAACAAAAATGGCAAATTGGAAAAAAGTTCTCGTCTCAGGAAGTCAAATTGAGGTTGCAGGTATAACAGGATCAAATATTGGAACCGCTCCAGGTTCAGTAGGAACATCTAAAGTATTAATTCAAGGTTCAGATGGAGAATTCTATGTAACAGGTTCAGGAGCCATTGGTGGTAGTGGAACAACAACAGGAACATTAACAAGAGGTAATGGTTTAAGTGGTAATGACTTTGATGGAAGTACAGGTACTACATTTGCTGTTTCTTCTTCAGATTCACAAGCTACCATAACTATTGCTGATGTTGGTATTAAAGTAACACCTTTAGGTATTGACACTGCTCAATTAGCAGCTGATGCTGTAACAACAGTAAAAATTACTGATTTGAATGTTACTCATGATAAATTAGCATTAGATTCAGTTGAAACAGAAAATATTAAAGATGAAGCGGTAACAACAGCTAAAATTGCTACTTCTTTAGGTACACTTGCTGATAACAAATTTACAGGCTCATTTACAGGATCATTTGATGGTGATGGATCAAGTTTAACAGGAGTAACAGGTGCTTCAACAACAGCTGCTTTAACTCAAGGAACAGCACCCTCAGGCATATCAAATTTCTCATTTAATGGTAGTTCAGCAAAAACAGTATCAATTTCTGGAGCTGCTGCCTTAACAACAGAAAAATTAGTTAAATGGAGTGGAGCTGCATTTGTAGATTCTAAAATTCAAGAAGGTACTAATACTATTACTGTTGGTACAGTCACTGATACAACAACATTCAATGGTAATGTTGTGGTAGCAGGTACTGCTTCTTTCCAAAATGAAGAAACACTACTAATTAAAGATAGATATATTCTATTAAATTCAGGATCAACAGCAGGTGATCAAGGTGGTCTTATTGTACAAACAGCAGGTACACAGAATAAGGGCCAATTATTTGGTTATCAAGACGCTAGTAGTAGATGGGCAGTGACATCATCTTTTAATGCAGGTGCTACAGGAGATTTTACAGCAGCTGGATTTATGGGATTAACATCAGCTTCAACAGCACTAGATCCAAATGTGGCAAATGTTACTTCAGCAGAAATGAAACAAAAAGGTAATATATTTGTTGATTCAGGTGATGGAATTTGGATTTATGCTTAAAATAAATTTGGATTAGCAAATTTTTTGTATTATATTTATTGTCAATAGTTTTAAAATTAAAAAAGTTTTTAAGTATGGGGCTTAGAGCAGGAAAAAAATCCTCTTCAAATGTCGTACAACCAAAACAAAACAATCAATTAACATCTGATGAAATTGAAGTTTTAATGAAAATGGTTCGTGACAGTAGTTTTCAAGGTAAAGATGTAGAATCTTTATACAACTTAGTTATTAAACTTCAAAATCAATATAAAAGTTTACAAAATCAATAGTTATGTTTAATATTACAGAATTAACTGTTTTAAGACAAGGTCTAGAAACAGTAACAATAAAAGGATCAGAAGCTAAGCTATTAGCAGCATTACAAGAAAAAGTAGAAACACATATCCATAATATCCAACAAGGCCCTCCAAAAAAAGAACAAAAAACTTCAAAAGAACGTAAATCCTCTAAATAGAGGTTGATATTTATTATAAATTGTTGGCCCTCGGGAAGTGGGCTCGTATTGAGTAACCAACCACAATAAAAAAGTATTATGCCAAATTGGAAAAAAGTTATTGTATCTGGCAGTGATGCGATATTATCTAATATTACTGCCTCAAATATAAGTGCAAGTGGAGATATATCTTCTTTAAATTTCACAGCATCTGGAGATATTTTAATAGAAGGTGGTGGGTTAGAAATTAAAAATGATGGAGCTCAATCATATGCAAGATTTTATTGTGAATCAAGTAATCAACATTATACAGAAGTAAAAGCTCAACCTCATTCCTTATTTAGTGGTAATCCAATAATGTTATTACCCGCCTATGATTTTGATTTTGCAAAACCTCATTTTAAAGCTGATATCACAGGATCAAATATAAGTGCAAGCGGTCATATCTCAGCTTCTAATTTTATAGGGGATGGGTCAGGTTTAACAAATTTACCTCCTGCTACAGCATTTCCATTCACAGGAGATGCTAAAATAACAGGTTCATTAACAGTAAGTGGATCAGGTAACTCATCTATATTCATAGTAGATGGTAGATCATTTTTTAAAGACCAAGTAACATTTGGTAATTCAACAGCTGACTCAGTATCATTTACATCTAGAATATCAAGTAATTTTTTACCTACAGGATTAAATAGTGAGAAATTAGGAACCCAATCTGAACCTTGGTTTGGAGCTACTATAACTAGTATAACATCTTCAAATATAAGCTCAAGTGGTGATTTATTTTTTAGTGCTTCTAATAATAGTGATACAGGTTTTAAAACTTTAGTTATTGATACTTCAACAGGTCAAGTTTACCATACTGGTTCATATCAAGGTGGAGGAGGATCAGGCACATCTTTAACAGTTACAGAACAAGATGGTGTTCCATCAGTTTCTAATGTTAATACTATTAAATTTAATAATGGAACAGTTACTGATAATGGTAGTGGAGTTGTGACAGTTAATAATTCTGGGGGTACAGGAGGAACTTTCCCCTTTACTGGAGATGCTGTAATAACCGGATCATTAACAATATCTGAATCAGGAGCTAACACATATGATACTTTAAAAGTTAATAATGCTTTTTATGGTACTGAGGTAAACTCATCAACAGCAGCAAATACATTACAATATTACTTTAGAATACCAACAGGTTCATATAATGGAGCATTTTTTGATTATGTAGCTACTAGTGGATCAGGTGACTTTTTTACAGGTAGGGCAGGTACAGTACAATCTATATGGGAAATAGCCTCAGAAACACCTAGGGTAGCTTATAATGATTTTTCAACACGGGGTATTGGAGGCAATAGCACAAAGAATTTAAAATTTAAAGTAGATATAAAAAATGGGAATGCTCGTTTAGTGTCTAAAGATACAACAGGACAATACCAAATTAAAGTTATAGCAAGAGGAATTTAAAATAAAACAAATGGCAACAGAAGATAATGAAAAATTAGTAGCTAGAGGTGGAATGATTGTCACAGATGAAAGTGGTAATACGTTTGAGATTACCCCTTTTGGAGTTGTACAAGATTATACTTTTTTAGCTACTACTCAAGGACAAAAAGAAGAAATAACAGGTAGTAGTATAATAGGTTATGGACCATCAGCTAGATATATAGCTTCTGAATCCATTGTATGCGGGCAACCCTTAGCTAGAAAAGTTGAGGCCTCTACTGGAAAAACATATGCTGTTTTAGCTACAACATCTTCAGCTACTAATGAATTTCTTGGTATATCATTAGAAACAGCCTCTATAGATGACTCTGTATTAGTATTAACATCAGGAAATACAACAGTGGCATTTAATACTGGATCAACAGCCCCAAGTCTTGTAAAATTAGATGATGATACTACAGAATCAGAACTTAACTTAGCAGCTGGAGCTACAGTATTATTTACAGATTCTGGAGGTACTGGCAGTGATTATGCAGCTGGAGAAACTTATGAGATATTATTTGATGCCTTAGCAGGAAATACAGTTGAGTTGTCTTTTGATTCTATGTCTTTTGAACATTCAACATATAGCATGTATGATAGATTAGGTATAACAACTTCAAATAATGGGATAAGCTTTGCTAATGCTTCTTTCACTTGGATGAATGCCTCCTCAAACTCAAGCCCAGCTTGGAGTTCTACATTTAATGGTAGTGGGACTTGGAATAGTGCTAATGCATCTCCTGGTTATATTTTACCAAGAGATTTAACTCGAGCTAACACTATGCCGTTAGGAGGATACTCAGGAAGTAACTTCTTCTATGATACTGGAGCTAGATATGTTAAATTTTATTTTTCAAGTGATGGATCATCTCAAAGACCAGGATGGCAAATTCAAGTAAGAAGTTCTAATACATCAACTACACCTTTAGCTAATATCGGGGCTAAATTATATGTGGGAGAATTTAAAGGAACAAATTTACCAGAAGGAACAGCATTAAATGAGAATAAATTTGGACCTGAAGCACCATTTGGAACTATATTAGATGCTGATGCTTCATCTGGTAGTGTATTTGCTAATATTGATTTCAACCCCCAAGCTTAAATAATAAATTTACATTTATTAAATAGTATAATATTTATAATAAAACACTATGAATATTCCTATTTGGACGGGTACGTCAAACTTCGCTGCAGGCCAAACTCCATTTGGTTTTTATGATAATCAAACAGATTTTCAAAATGACGCTGATAAAGTAGCTGATTTTTGTGCTAGAAGGTTAGGATATCCTTTAACTGATATAGAACTTCAATCAGGTTCATTTTATACAGCTTTTGAAGAAGCTATAACAACTTATGGAAATGAATTATACGCTTATAAAGTAAGAGAAAATTATCTATCTTTAGGGGGATCAAGTACTATAATAGAATCTAATGACCAATTAATAGTTCCTAATATGGCAGGTATAGTTAGAATATCAGATCAATATGGAACTGAAGCAGGAGTAGGAGGTGATATAACATGGTATTCAGGCTCTATAGAATTAAAAGCAGGTCAACAAACATATGATATGAATGCTTGGGCCCAGGCTAGTGCTAGTATTACACCAGATGATAATATAGAAATAAAAAGAGTATTTTATGAGGCACCACCGGCAATAACAAGATATTTTGATCCTTTTGCAGGTACTGGTACAGGAATGATTGATATGATGGATTCATTTGGTTGGGGTAGTTATTCACCTGCAATTAATTTTTTAATGATGCCCTTAAACTATGACATGCAAGTAATGCAAGCTATAGAATTAAATGATCAAATTAGAAGATCAAATTATTCATTTGAATTAATAAATAATAACTTAAAAATATTCCCAATTCCTCAAGGTAGTGAATTTTATGGTAACAATTTTAAAGGAGGACATTGTGGTTATATGAGTTTTGAATATATAAAAGACTCAGAAAGACAAAATCCATATAGGAATGGTATAAATAAAGTAACAAATGTATCACAAGTTCCATTCACAAACCCAAATTATAATGAAATAAATTCAATAGGTAGACAATGGATATTTGAATATGCTTTAGCTATATGTAAAGAAATGTTAGGGTATATAAGAGGAAAATATTCTACAGTTCCAATACCAGATGCTGAAGTAACATTAAATCAAGCTGATTTATTATCCTCAGCTACAGAAACTAAAAATGCTTTAATAGAAAGATTAAGAACATATTTTGATGATACTTCTAGAGATAAATTATTAGAAAGAAGATCATTAGAAGGAGATTATTTAGAAAAAGAACTAAATAAAGTTCCTTACACAATTTTTATAGGATAAGATGGCTTTATACGGAGGTCAAAGAGATATAAGCCTATTTAGGCATGTAAATAGAGAATTAATAAGTGATGTTATTTCTCAGGAATGTATATACTATAAATATAAATTAGAAGAAACTAAAGTTAACTTATATGGTGAAGCAGCTGGATCTAAATATTATTATAGAGGTATTATATTAAGCTGTCTAATAACACATCAACCACAAGAATATCCAGATGATGAACTCGGTGTAAGATATTATAGGAATGTTGATTTTAAGTTTTTACGCGATGATTTATTGCAAAGAAATTTAGATTTTAATGAAGAATTTGACCAAGGAGATTATTATGGAGCTGATTTAGTTCCTGAAGTAGGAGATGTAATATATTATTATGGAGGTTACTATGAAGTAGATGATATAGTAGGCAACCAATATTTTGTAGGTAAAAACCCAGATTACAATTATGCTGAAAATCCAATAAATCCAGGACTAGAAAATTTTGGTAGTAATTTATCTATTATTTGTAAAACACATTATACCCCAATTGATAAGGTACAATTAGAAAAAGGAAGAATCAATGGCTAAAAGATATAGAAAACCTGTACCTAAATCTCAAAGAGAAATATCAAAGGATTTACAAACTCCTTATGATGCTCAATATGGCAATCCTAATGATGCCAAAGAAGGATCACAATATCCACCAAATAATGAAGCTAACATACCCTTTAATAGGTCTACTAAAATGTCCTTTAAAGATGATGATACTAAACCTTTCTCAGTTGGTATAAAAGATATAGATGAGTCTATAATGTATTATTTTGAAAATGTTATTAGGCCTTTTGTAATACAAAATGGAGAAAGAATACCAGTACCCATCATATATGGTTCCCCAGAAAGATGGAAATCAATTCAAAAAGATGCATATTACAGAGATAAAAAAGGTGCTATAATGATGCCTATTATTATGTTTAAAAGAGATTCATTAGAAAAAAATAGATCATTATCTAGAAAATTAGATTCAAATGAACCTAATTTATATACATCATGGCAAAAATCATATAATGAAAAAGATTTTTATAGTAATTTTAATTTATTAAATAATAGAATTCCTACAAAACAATATATAGCCAATGTAGTACCTGATTATGTTAATTTAACTTATAGTTGCATTGTGCAAACCTATTATGTTGAGCAATTAAATAAGATTATAGAAGCAATAAATTATGCTTCTGATTCATATTGGGGTGATCCTGAAAGGTTTAAATTTAGAGCTAGAATTGATAATTTTACAACAGTGAATGAATTACAACAAAGCCAAGAAAGATTAGTAAGAGGTACATTTGAAATAAAAATGTATGGATATATAGTCCCTGATGTAGTTCAAAAAGATATGAAAGCTATTAAAAAATATAATGATAAATCTAAAATTATATTTGGAATAGAAACTACATCAAACCCAGAAATATTTGAAGCAAATCCTACAACAACTCCTGATGGAAGAAGTAGAGAAACTTTAGGAGGGGCTAGACTAAATAATCCAGCTATGACTTTTCCAAATCAACCATCACCACCTGCGAATGTATCATTAAGTTCCTTACCAACTTCAGATCCAGGAATAGAAGGTGTAATTTGGAATGATGGAGGTATCCCAAAAGTATCAACTGGATAATATTTATAATTAATAAAATTAAAATGGCAGATAAAGTTAGATTTGTAGATAGTAGTATTACAATAAGCCCAGGTGGAAATACTGGTGGAGGGGGTGGATCATCTGAATCATCTAGTTATGCCTTAACATCTTCATACTCTGATTTTTCAATATCAGCTAGTTATGCTTTATCAGCTTCTCATGAAATTGTAAAAGAAATATCATCCTCATATGCTGATACTGCTTCTTCCGCTGATAATTTTACAATAAGAAATAATTTAACAGTTAAAGAAAAATCTGAATTTATTGGTAGTATTACCGCTTCAAATATAAGTTCTAGTAATAATATATTTGCAAAGCAGTTATATGTAGAAGATAAATTAACAGTAGACTATAATAATGGAATTAATATAGGGAATGTAACTGACCCTATTAATTTATTAAATAATGTAACAGCATCAGGAAATATTAATGTTAGTGGAGATATAACTTCTTCAAAAATAACAGCCACATCAGGATCTTTTAGTTATGTAGAAGGTAATAGTCCTTTAACAATAGATACAGGTAATGATAG